TTGTTTTCGATGAGCTGCATACACAGCCTAACCGGAAGCTCTTTGATGTTATGACCAAGGGCTCGGGCGACGCTCGGATGCAGCCGCTGTATTTTCTCATTACAACAGCCGGTACGGATACAAAATCTATCTGTTATGAAACACACCAAAAGGCGAAGGATATCATCGAGGGCAGAAAAATCGACCCGACCTTTTATCCCGTTATCTACGGTGCGGATGAAGGCGACGACTGGACAGACCCCAAGGTGTGGAAGAAGGCAAATCCCTCCCTCGGCGTCACGGTTGGCATCGACAAAGTCAAAGCCGCCTGTGAATCGGCGAAGCAGAACCCCGGCGAGGAGAACGCCTTCCGCCAGCTTCGTTTGAATCAATGGGTCAAACAGGCTGTACGTTGGATGCCTATGGACAAATGGGATAAATGTGCTTTTGCCGCTGACATTACTCAGCTCGAGGGGCGCGTCTGTTACGGCGGTCTTGACCTCTCGTCCTCAACAGATATTACAGCGTTCGTTCTGGTGTTCCCTCCTGAAGACGATGATGACAAATACATCATTCTGCCTTACTTCTGGATCCCCGAAGATAATATGCAGACCCGCGTGGCGCGGGATCATGTCCCATATGACGTATGGGAACGGCAGGGTTACTTGGAAACGACCGAGGGCAACGTCATTCATTATGGATACATCGAAAAATTCATCGAAAACCTCGGTGAGCGTTTCAATATCCGCGAGATTGCTTTCGACCGCTGGGGCGCGGTACAAATGACACAGAACCTCGAAGGTATGGGCTTTACCGTAGTCCCATTCGGTCAGGGCTTCAAAGACATGAGCCCACCGACAAAAGAATTGATGAAGCTGGTGCTTGAGGAGCGGATTGCTCACGGAGGTCACCCTGTCCTTCGTTGGATGATGGACAACATTTACATACGGACAGACCCTGCCGGGAATATCAAACCCGATAAGGAAAAATCAACTGAAAAGATAGACGGCGCGGTCGCAACAATCATGGCGCTCGACAGAGCCATACGATGCGGCGCAAACGCAGGAGCCTCGGTTTATGACAGCCGCGGGCTCATTTTCATATAGGAGGATTTATGGACAGTTTTTTTCTCGGAGGTATCCTTGTGGGATTCATCGCAGGCGTAATTGTAACACTGGCCTTCACGACAGCTCATTTCCTGTGGGTCGGAGAAGAAACGATGGAAGCCGACCGGCTTGAGCGAAAGCGACTCATTCGTCAGATCAATCGAGGGCGCATCAGATATAACGACGGTCTGGATATTGAGGACTGGCTTTGATACAAAGACGATAATTGGGAGGTATAAAAATGGGATTGATATCAAGCATATTCCGGTCAAGGGACAGACCTAAAAACCTGTCGGGCGGAGGCTCGTTTTTTATGGGAACCTCGTCTTCCGGCAAAGCGGTAACGGAACGTTCGGCAATGCAGATGACTGCCGTGTATGCCTGCGTCCGCATCTTATCGGAAGCCATCGCGGGTCTGCCGCTTCATCTGTATAAATACACCGATGACGGCGGAAAGGAAAAAGCGATCGACCATCCGCTGTACAGGATTCTTCATGATGAGCCGAATCCTGAAATGACATCATTCGTTTTCAGGGAAACGCTGATGACACACCTTCTGCTCTGGGGAAATGCCTATGCGCAGATCATTCGCAACGGCAAAGGTGAAGTGATTGCTCTGTATCCGCTGATGCCGAATCGGATGCGTGTTGACCGAGATGATAAAGGCCAGTTGTATTACACCTACAACCGCGCTTATGACGAGGCCTTGAAAGTCAAATCCTCAACAGTCGTACTGAAACCGTATGATGTCCTTCACATCCCCGGCTTGGGCTTTGACGGGTTAGTCGGCTATTCGCCAATAGCGATGGCAAAAAACGCTATCGGCTTGGCAATCGCCACCGAGGAGTACGGTGCTAAGTTCTTCGCAAACGGCGCGGCTCCGAGCGGTGTTCTCGAACATCCGAGTACGCTGAAAAATCCCGAAAAGCTGCGCGAGGCTTGGCAGTCGCAGTTCGGCGGCAGTCAGAATTCAAACCGCATAGCCGTGCTTGAAGAGGGTCTGAAATACACACCCATCTCCATATCACCGGAGCAAGCGCAGTTCCTTGAAACACGAAAATTTCAAATCAATGAAATCGCTCGAATTTTCAGAGTCCCGCCTCACATGGTCGGAGATTTGGAGAAGTCGAGCTTTTCCAATATTGAGCAGCAGTCGCTGGAATTTGTCAAATACACCCTTGATCCTTGGGTAGTCAGGTGGGAACAGAACCTGCAGAGGATCCTGCTGACCACCGATGAGAAGAAGGAATACTTTTTCAAGTTCAACGTGGACGGTCTCTTAAGAGGTGACTACGCAAGCCGGATGAGCGGTTACGCTACCGCAAGACAAAACGGCTGGATGTCCGCAAATGATATCCGTGAGCTGGAGAACCTCGACCGCATTCCCGAAGAACTCGGCGGCGACCTGTATCTCATAAACGGCAATATGCTTCCGATGCAGAACGCGGGTGCATTTGCCGACAAAAATACTGAAGAAACGGAGGAAAACACCAATGAAAATTCAGAAGTTCTGGAAGTGGACGAAGAATCAGGCGGACACAGAGAGAACCCTGTTCCTCAACGGCACCATCGCTGAGGAGTGCTGGTTCGACGATGATGTTACACCGCAGCTTTTCAAGGACGAGCTTCTTGCGGGCGAGGGCGATGTAACTGTATGGATCAACTCTCCCGGAGGCGACTGTGTTGCGGCGGCACAAATCTACAATATGCTGATGGAATACAAAGGCAACGTAACCGTCAAGATTGACGGCATTGCAGCTTCTGCCGCTTCCGTCATTGCTATGGCGGGAACCACTGTGCTGATGTCGCCCGTATCCATGATGATGATTCATAACCCGATGACGCTTGCCCTCGGTGACAAGTCAGAAATGGAAAAAGCCATCGATATGCTTGAAGCTGTCAAGGATTCTATCATCAACGCCTACGAAATCAAAACGGGGCTGTCCCGCGCCAAGATTTCTCACCTTATGGATGAGGAGACATGGATGGATGCCCACAAGGCGGTTGAGTTGGGCTTTGCCGATGATATCCTTGAACGTCCCTCTCTGAAAACCGAGCCGGATGAGGATAAGGATGACGATGAGGACGAAGGAGATACACCACCTGAGAAAGAACCCGCAAAAGAACCCGACACGGACGAAGATGAAGATGATGACGACAAGGAGAAGAACGCCAACGCCAACCCCTCCAAGAACGCCATGATTTTCTCCCGTCGGAGCTTTGATGAGAAGCAACTGAAAAAGCTCTCACCTGAAAAGCAGAAGAAACACACACCCACCGGTGAGCGGTCTGTCGCTGAGATTATGAACCGTCTCGAAACCATAAAAAAATTCATGTAACGGAGGTTTTCTACTATGACAATAATTGAACTTCGCGCAAAACGCGCCACAGCATGGGAGGCGGCTAAGGCATTTGCCGAATCCCACACAACCGCAAACGGCACACTGTCCGCAGAGGACAACGCCACATACGAAAAAATGGAACAGGAGATTGCCGATCTCGGCAGAGAGATTCAGCGCAGAGAGCGTCAGGATGCTCTGGATGCCGAGTTGAACAAGCCTGTTAATCAGCCCATTACCAACAACCCCGCAAACGCCGAAAAGCCCAAGTCCGGCAGAGCGTCTGACGAATACAAGGAGGATTTCGGCAGACACCTTCGCGGCAAAAAGCCTCTCCACAATGTTCTCTCCGAGAGCGTTGACGCGGACGGCGGTTACCTCGTACCGGAGGAATTCGAGAATCAGATCGTCAGAGGCATTGACGAAACGAACATCATCCGTTCCATCGCCAAGGTCATCACCACTGCCCACGACAGAAAGATTCCCGTTGCTGTCGGTCACTCGGTAGCTACTTGGACTGAGGAGAATGCCGCATTTACCGAAAGCAACCCCTCCTTCGGTCAGAAGCAGATCGACGCTTTCAAACTCACTGACCTGATCCGTGTCAGCACCGAGCTTCTTCAGGACAGTGCCTTCAACGTTGAGGATTACATCATCCGTGAATTCTCATACGCTTTCGGCGTCGCCGAGGAGCAGGCGTTCTGCGTCGGCACGGGAACAAATCAGCCTACCGGCATTTTCACCGAGAACGGCGGCGAGGTTGGCTTCACCACATCTTCCGCAACCGTCATCACCATTGATGATGTTATCAGCCTTATTTACTCCCTCAAAGCGCCTTACCGCAAGAACGCTGTATTCCTTATGAACGACGCGACTGTCGGTCTGATTCGTAAGCTGAAGGACGGTAACGGTGCGTATCTCTGGCAGCCGTCGGTTCAGGCAGGTCAGCCCGATAAGATTCTCGGTTTTGACGTTTACACAACCCCGTTCGCTCCCGCAATCGCAGGCGGCGCACTTCCCATCGCTTTCGGTGATTTCCAGAACTACTGGATCGGCGACAGAGGCGGCAAAACCGTACAGCGTCTGAACGAGCTTTACGCCACCAACGGTCAGGTCGGCTACGTTGCCACCGAGCGCGTGGACGGCAAGGTTATTCTTCCCGAGGCGATCAAGCTCCTGAAGATGAAGTCCTGATTTGGGAGGATATGAACATGAGCTACAACACAAAGAACTACACCGAACAGGGCGGCGAGACCACTCACATCGGCGGCAAGCTCGTCATTGATGAAGGAGGCTCTGTTGAAGGGCTTCCTTCTCCCTCGCCTTCTCCTCTTACGCTTCCTGTTGTGATAGCGGAGACAGATGAGAACGGATATTTCGGATACACCTTCCGGGAACTCTGGGAAATGTTTAACCAAAATAAGCTTATTTTCATTTTCCGAAAGGATTCCGCTGAATCATCCGTTCCGGAGGCAACAGACTACAAAACAAGACTTTTCATGGTTTTCAGAATGGAATATACAGGCGGCATCAATTACTATTTAACACTGCTCGCTTGCAGTGAGGACTCACAGGCAATTATGTCTCCTTGTATCGGTTCTGCAAACGCATCACCCTGTATCCATTGATGTGAAAGGAGGCAGCGTGATGGATAAACTTTTAGAAAAAGTCAAGGCCAACTTAATACTTGAGCACTCTGAGGATGACGCGCTTCTGAAGATGTACATTGACGCTGCCGTTTCCTACGCCGAGAGCTATCAGCACATACCCGAAGGAAGCTACAGTTCAGGCGGAATGCCGCCTACCACACAGCAGGCTGTCATAATGCTGGCGAGTCATTTCTATGAATCAAGGGATGGCTCGACCGGCGGCTTTTTCGCAGATAACGTGCAGGCGGGTGAGCAGGTTTTCAAAACGGTCAATCTGCTTCTCCGGCTTGACCGCGATTGGAAGGTCTGATTATGAGCTACGGAAAAATGAAAGGTTTTGCTTTAATCAAGCAACTGTACAAGCAAAAGGACGCGGACGGCTTCACCAAGGATGCAGAGCTGATTCTCGCAAAGGTACGCTGCTACCGTGAAGGTCGGCACGGCAGCGCACGGTGGGCAAACCTTTCCACCTTTACTCAGGCGACAGATATGTTCCGTTTCCGTGTGATCCCAGACGTAACGGTGACGCCTGACCTGTATATCGACTATCAGGGAGAACGCTTCAAAATCCTGTCAGTTGAGAACATCCGGGGACGCGGAATGTACCTCGAAATTCTCGCAGAAAAGGTGGAGAGCTGCATTGGCTAAAGTACAAGTCCAGATGCCCGATGAATTCCTTGAAAAAATATCAAAGCTCGGCAAACGCACAGATGAAATTACGGAAAGAGCTTTGCAGGTGGGCGCAAAGGTCGTAGAGGCACAGTTCAGAACAAACCTGAGCAGTTCCATCGGACAGGGAACGAAATATGAGAGCCGCTCCACCGGTGAGCTGGAACGCTCTCTCGGTATCACGAAGGTACGGGTCGGAAAGGACGGCAACCACGACATCAAAGTCGGATTTGCCGAGCCTCGCTCTGACGGTGAAAGCAACGCCAAGATTGCCAACATACTCGAGTACGGCAAACACAATCAACCTGCGCGTCCCTTCCTGAAACCCACCAAATCATCATCGCGCCGACCTTGCAAGGAAGCGATGATCAGAACATTTGAGGAGGAGATGAAGAAGCTGTGAGTTTACTCAGCGAAATCCACGACATTCTCAGACCGGTCGGCATCCCCGTAGAAACGGGTGTATTTTCCGACAAGGCTCCCGATGAATATATCGTGGTGGTTCCTCTGACTGAAAACTATGATTACTTCGCCGACAATCAGCCTGTCGTTGATATACACGAGGCGAGGATTTCCATATTTACAAAAGGCAACTATCTCAGTATCAAAAACGCTGTTGTCAAGGCGTTCTTAGTGGCTGAGTTCACGGTTACCAACAGACAATACATCGGCTATGAAGCTGACACAGGCTACCACCACTACATCGTGGACGTGGCAAATTACTATGAAACGGAGGATATATGAATGGCAACCATAGGTTTGGATAAACTTTTTTACGCGCCGATCACGGAAGCCGCCAACGGCGATGAGACCTACGGCACTCCCGTACAGCTTGCCAAGGCGATCTCGGCAGACCTTTCCGTTGAGCTTGCCGAAGCGACCCTGTATGCCGACGATGGCGCTTCCGAGGTTGTAAAGGAATTCAAGTCCGGCACGCTGTCGCTCAGCGTTGATGATATCGGAGCGTCTGTCGCTGCAGCTCTCACAGGTATCACAATCGACCGAAACAAAGTCATCATCTCAACGAGCGAGGACACGCCCTTACCCGTTGCGATCGGATTCCGCGCAAAACGCTCAAACGGGAAATACAGGTATTTCTGGTTGTACCGCGTGAAGTTCGGTATTCCGGCAACGAATCTGGCAACCAAAGGTGATTCAATCACTTTCAACACCCCCACTATCGAGGGTACGGTTATGAGGCGAAACAAGGAGGATTCCAAAGGCAACCATCCTTGGAAAGCTGAAGTCACCGATGGCGAATCCGGCGTTGCGGCAACCACCATCACCAACTGGTACAAAAACGTGTATGAACCTTCATACAGCACTACTTAACGGAGGCAGAGCATGAATAACGACAGAAGTTCCATTATCAATATCGGCGGTGAAGAGTACGAGCTCTTGCTCACGACCCGCGCAACCAAAGAAATCGCTGGACGCTACGGCGGTTTGGAAAATCTCGGCGACCGGCTGATGTCCTCGGACAATTTTGAGGAAGCTCTCGGCGAGATCATCTGGCTGATTACCCTGCTTGCAAATCAGTCAATCCTGATCCACAACATCAGGCACAAGGATAATCCCAAAGCTCTGCTCACCGAGGATGAGGTTGAAATTCTCACCACCCCGCACGACTTGACCGAATACAAATCAGCGATCACGGAGGCACTGTTCAAAGGCACACAGCGTAACATTGAAAGTGAGAACGACTCAAAAAACGCGGCAGCCGGGTAAACTACCCGGAATTATTCACCCGGCTTCTGTACTACGGCATCGCACACCTCAATTTGACGCAAAACGAGGTGTGGCTGATGCCGTTCGGTCTGCTGCTTGACCTTGTTGAATGTCATAAACAATATCACGGTATGGCAAAGCCTAAACGAGAAAACTATATTGATGATATTATCCCGGAGGGTATATAGACAATCCTCCAAAATTCTGATATGATATACAGAAAGATAAATCGGAATTTAGAGGTGGAAAAATCATGATTGAATACTCTAATCTTAATGAAACGTTTATTACGTTTATTATAAAAAGATTTCCCGAATTAAAAGAGCAAGTTGAAGGGGAAATGAGTCGGTTAGGTGAATTTTTACCTCATGTCATTTTGGGAAATGTATGAAGATTTATCATCAAATGGATTAAAAGAAATGGTGGCGAATAAAATGAGTAAAATCGGTGATTATTTTGCTTCGCAATGTGGGAATCCGCACGGAGTTATCGGAAAGATCATGACATGGTCAATGAATCGTGCAAATAATGTTATGTACAAAGGCATTGTCGATGAACTGAAAATTTCGCCCAAAACGCAGATACTTGACGTAGGATTCGGCAACGGATACCTCGAAAAGCTGATAATTCAGAAATCGAGGTGTTTTATCACCGGAATTGATATATCTGAGGATATGGTCAACAAAGCAGCCGAAACCAACCGCAGATATATTGCTTCGGGGAATATGAAATTTCAGCTCGGTGACTGCTGTGATCTTTCTTTTAAAGACAAAACATTTGATGTGGTCACAACGATGAACACCATATACTTTTGGAACGATACCGCTAAGGGAATGTCTGAGATCAACAGAGTATTAAAGGACAATGGTATCTTCTACAATGCTGTTATATCAAAGGAAAACTTAGACAAGTTCTTCTATACGAAAAACGGGTTCAAGAAATTCACAAAAGACGAATATATAGAGCTTGGCAAAAAGGCAGGCTTTCGGAGAATACGAATCAAGAAATTGGGTAACAATTATGGTTTGCTTATCATTTATATGAAATGAACAGGAGAACGGCTGTATGAAAAAACAGAAACGCCAGACTTGTAGAGTTTGCCACGTTGTATTGTATCAGCTATGGCGACGATGAAACACAAAATCTTGTTCAAGTTACTTTGTTAGAGTATTTGTGGGACGAAAAAACAACTTATAATAGGTTATGGAACTATATTTGTAACTACCTTTACATTCCATAAAAATTATATTATACTGCTAAATTTTGATTTAACAATCTAAAATCATTTAAGGCATCACAGCAATGTGGTGTCTTTTCTTATGCCCTTTTTTAAGGAGGTGAGCGCAATTGTCTGACGGCTTCGGCCTGAAAATCGGCGTCGAGGGTGAGCGCGAATTCAAAAAGTCCCTTGCCGAAATCAACCAGACCTTCAAAGTGCTGGGCAGCGAAATGAAGCTCGTACAATCGCAGTTCGACAAAAACGACAATTCGGTTGAAGCGCTCACGGCGAGAAACGCGACTCTTAACAAGCAAATCGACAATCAAAAAGAAAAAATATCTACCCTGAAAGCCGCGTTGGAAAATGCGGCTTCTTCTTTTGGTGAAAACGATAAGCGTACACAGGCTTGGCAGATTCAGCTGAATAACGCGGAAGCCGCACTGAATAAGATGGAGCGCGAACTGTCGCAGAACGATCAGGCTCTCGATAGTGTCGGCGACGAGTTCAGCAAGGCGGAGAAAAAAGCGGACAAATTCGGTGACGAAGTCAAAGAGACAGGCGAACAGGCAGAATCTTCCGGCGCTAAATTCAAAAAGGTCGGCGAGGTTCTGAAGACGGTAGGCGTTGCTATGGCAGCCGCAACTGCCGCGATCGGTACCGCTGCTGTCGCTGCAGGGAAAAAGCTGTGGGATATGGCAAGTGAGACAGCTAAAGCCGGCGACGAGATAGATAAGACATCTCAAAAACTCGGTATGTCCGCAGAAGCCTATCAGGAGTGGGACTATGTTTTAGGTCAGGCAGGTGTTGATATCACCTCAATGACCACCGGTCTCAAGACCATGACCAACCAAATAGACAACGCTAAAAACGGCAGCGCAAAAGCGCAGGAGCGATTTGCTAAACTCGGCATCTCACTAAATGATCTTAATTCGATGTCGCGCGAAGACATATTCTCCGCTGTCGTATCCGGTATGCAGGGAATGGCGGATACCACGGAGAGGGCTGCTCTCGCCAACGACCTCTTCGGCAAGTCCGGTCAGAACCTGACGCCTCTGTTCAACGAAACGACAGAATCAACCGAAAAGCTAAAGCAGGCGGCGCACGACCTTGGCTTTGTCATGTCCGATGAAGCTGTCAAAGCTTCTGCCGATTTCAGCGATTCGCTCGACACATTGAAACGGACTTTTTCAGGCGTAAAAAACAACCTTGTCGGAGAGCTTCTTCCCGGCTTTTCCACGTTGCTGAACGGCTTATCAGCATTGCTTGCCGGAAACGATAAGTCTAAAGAGCAGATACAGAAAGGTACACAGGAAATCGTTGACTCGCTGAAAGACATCTTCCCGAGGGTAATGGATATCCTCATGACACTGATAGGAGCAGTCGCTGAGATTGCGCCGGTCATTATCGATTCACTCGTTCAGGGAATCAGTGCCAATATGGGCGAACTCGTCAGTGCGGCAAGCGACATCGTCATCACATTTTTAGAAAGTCTTATTGCTGCTTTACCTCAGATAGCTGAAGGCGCAGTAAAACTCATCACGCAGCTGACGGATGCGATCCTCGATAATCTGCCGCTTCTGGTGAGTACAACGATGCAGGTCATCACAACGGTAATCGACGGTATTGCAGACGCTCTTCCCGCACTTATCCCCACAGTTGTTTCGGCTCTGCTCGATGCGGTACAGGCTATTATCGACAATATCGGGGCGTTTGTGGACGCGGGCGTCAAAGTGATTCTCGCACTCGTAGATGGTG